AATGCTCGTGATAGTGTAGTTCGTGGGCATAGGCCATCGCATCCGGCAAGATGTTCAAGAGCCCTCTCTTGGCAATCTCATCCTTTGAATCGGTCAACCATTTGAGCCCCCGCTTGATTGCTTGCCCGTTGCGTTGAGGATTCCCGATCATTAGTTCTTGATGTTATCCACCCAAAGGTTCGTACCCCAATTGTAGGTAGTGAGTTTGATGACTCGCGCTCTGAACGAACGGGTGTAATCCTTCATAATGATTTCGGTTCCTGTCGGCAAGTCCGTGAGGAGCATCGGGCAAGAAATCTTATAATCCGCCACGGAGACCTCTCCACTTTCCTTGATACCGCCCGTCGAGGTTCGATAGCCCCAAGGCACATCCACTATCTCTTTGGTAACGAACTCTCCGTCCAAGCCGCGTTTCGGATTCCACGCATAGTCGTATTCGATGCACTTGATGGGCAACTCCGACTCTACGGGGTCTCCGTTCGCGTCCGTCACGGGAAGGCCGTTCTCATCGAGTTGGTGTCCGACGACCTTGAAGGTATGAGGCCAACGAGGGTTATACATTTCTAATAGAGAGGTTTCATCGTGACTTTCGGGGTCGGGTCGAGGAACGCTTCATCCCACTTGGCATAAAGGGCTTTCGCCCAACCAAGCAAGGCATCCCGATTCACCACATTCTTAATGGCGACATAGTGCGTCCAACCACCATCGGATTCTCCTTGCGTTCCCGTCTTGACGGAAGAAGTGGCTGCGGCCCAATAGATGTCCGCCCGGCATAGGTCTCTCTGCTTCTCGGTGGTGTCTAACAAGTAGGTCTCGTCATCGGTGATGCCCCTATTGAGCATTATCGAATAGAGGAAGTCGTTGGACAAGTCCATATACGGCTCGGCTTGCACTTGAAGCCACCGAAAGAGAGTGATTGTTGATGCTATGTCTGCCATTTCTTCCGATCAATTAGGGATTGCGAGATTTAGGCGTTGTTCGGGAACAGATACCAGAAGTAGTTGACTGCCGTAGGGATGGCCAGCGAGGTCATCTCGGTGTTGTAACTCTGGCACTTCTTCACGAAGTCTACGCCAACGGTGAGGAGGAGCTTGCCGCCATAGAAGGAACCATACTGGCCTCCGTCGATGGCGATAGGCTCTACGGTCTTGACGATACCGATGTTTCCGTCGGGAACGAAGACCCAAACATCCTTGTCGAATGCGTCGACATTCGAGCGGGTGAAGGACTTGGATTCCTTGTTGATGCTCTCGATGGCGACGATGGAGTCGATAGCCTTGATGGATACTCCGAGGAGTGCCTCAAGGTTAGCCTTGAGGGTCTCATAAGGCTGGATGCGAGCGTAAGCCACTTGTGCGGTGGAATCGCTTGCGGGAAGGAGGGCTGTTCCGATGACGGCGAGAACCTTTGAGTGTGCGAGGCACTCCTTGAGGTAGTCGATGTTCACCTCGAAGTGGCCACGGATACCTGCCTTACGAGCTTTCTCCACGATGGCCTTGAGGTCATTGATGGGGTCGGCTGCTGAACCCTCGTTCGCGGTTGTGTGGGTTGTGGAAGTCCACCAACGGGTGTTGTTGGACGGCAGAGTGGTCTTGTTGGCGGTGGGGACGTGGTAGTCGAGGGTGATGTTCTTCACACCCTTAGGGTTGTTGGTCGCGTCAATGACGAACTTACCCTTCGAGACGGCCTGATGGCGCTGATAGGTAAGGGCATTGGTGTGACCGCCGATGAGCTTGTCAACGGTGATGAAGAGTTGCTCATAGGCAATGCGTGCGACTTCGGCGGGGGATGTGGACCTGCGGTCCTCCACGAGCTTCATCTTGCGCAGTTTATCCTCGTTGAAATACTCAACCTTCTTCATACGAGGAATCTTGCCGGTGTAGGCTTGGAATCCCTCGTTTCCATCAGGAAGTGCCGGGGAATCGAGGTCGTAGTATTGTGCGGTTACATCGAGACCGAGTTCACCAACAATTTGCTCGTAGGTGAAATCAATCTGCATAAAGGGGTCGAACACGAAGCCGTCGAGCTCAAGTTTGTTGTACTTGAGGGCCATAGTGTTGTCCAGGAAGGTCTGGATGCTCTCTCCTTTACCGAGGGCACGGGAAAGAAGGTCGTAGAACTCAATATTGTATGCGTCCATAGTATTATCTCCTATTCTTTAATGGGTTAGACAAGCACCTGGTACACACCCGGAACGGCGGCGGCCATCTGTGCTTTGACGGCGGCTGCGGGAGTCAGATCGACGAGCAGACCTTCGGGATGGTTGACTACGACCGCGCCAATGGCGGCGATGGTGTAGGCATTCGCGTCTCCTTCGAGCTTGCCGAAGTAGATATCGTTGTAGAGGTAGCCGTTCGGCTGGTTCGCGAGGCTCTTGCTGGAACCGGCGGCGGTGGCGGAAGAGATGGCGATGTAGTCGCCTTCGGTGAGGTTGTCCACGGTCGCGGAGTGGAGGACCTTGATTTCGTACTTGCCAGCATCAGCGCCGGTGAGGGCGGTAATGGAGGCAACCACGGCGGCCTTGCCGGTTGCGGCGAAGGTGGCGCCGACCTTCTGGATGAGGTCGTCAGCGGCGGGAACGATTTCCGCACCACCAAAGACGGCAGGTTTGATGACGATGGAGTCCTCGGTAGCGGGGGAAACGGCTGCGGTGAAAGAGACTACCTCCCACGCGACGAACGGGGTGATGATTTTCCCCGTGAGGTTCACGGGAGTTCCAGCCTCATAGAGAGCGCCGGTCTTGGCATAAGCCTTGGCGAGAGTGCCGCCTACGGGGACGGGACTCACAACACCCAGCCATACAGGTTTGTGGCTCTGACCTACATTGAGGTTCTCGGAGCCAAATGCGTTGAATGAGCTAAAAGCAGGCATAATTGATTAGATTGGTAATGATTACTTCTTGTCTGGTGTGGGAAGCAATCCTTGGTCTTGAAGGTACTTGTTCTTCGCTTCGGCGGCCTCCTTCGCATTCCCATAGTGAGGGGTCGAGATGCCGGGAGCAGAACCTTCTCCAAAGGCTTCCTTAAACGAAGTGTTGTACTCTCCCTTGAGCCTTTCTACGGCTGCGTCCTCGTCCTCGTTCTCTTGGAGGGCAAAGCCCTTGAGGGTAAGGTTGAGGATTCCAGGGTTTGTACATCCGGCGGCCTTGAGCTTATCCTCTACCGATTTGCGGACTTCAGCGAGTTTCTTCGCGTCGTCGTCAGCCTTGAAGCGGGCTTCAATCCTCTCGTTGGATTCGCGGAGTTTCTTCGCCCAATCGGGTTCGGGTTCCTTGGAGCCTGGGTCTGGATCGGGATCGGTCTTTTCCGGGTGCTTCGTTTTGTACTCATCAAAAGACTTCTGCAAGTTCGCCTTGTTACGGCGTTCCTGGTCAGCCGACTTCTGGAGTTCGTTGGCGATGAGTTCCATCGTTTCCGCATCAGCAATTGCGGTCTCGATTTCCTCTTCTTTGGTGACGGTCTTTTCCTTCGCAGAGGCAATCCTGTCAATAGCCTCGTTGCTCAATCCGAAACGCTGATATTTAGTCTTGAGCGCGACGATGATTTTTTCTTTCATTTTTCAATGATCTTGGGTTATACAAATAGCCCGAAGCCGTAACACAAGCCGTGTTACTTCTCCGGGCCTAATGGTGTCGTCTTGCGACTATATGGTGGCCTCTTGGGTGCGCTCTGGGCGCTGACTATTTTATGTCTCGCAAGGAGATTTCGCTAATCTTCTTGCAATGGGGGCATCGGACGGAAAGCCGAAGCCTTCCCTCAAGGGATTGCACCCTTACGGGAAATTGCTTTTTGCATATCGGGCAGACTATTTGTACGCCCGTATTCTCGGTTTTCTCATCCATACTCACGGGCAAATATATATTGAAACTCTCAATATCTCTCAATAATTATTGAGTCTTATTGAGAATTTTGTTGCACTTTTGCAACAGATGAGAGCCCAAAGCGTTATAGATGATAGGAATGCCCTCGATCCCGTGTTCCTTGAGCACGGACTTGAGGTGTACTCCTATGACTTCATCGAGCAACTCCGGGCGGAGAACCTTGAGATAAAGCGGAAGGGCAAGCGCTCCTACAACTTGACACCCCAGGCGGGCTTTCAAGAGAAAGTGTTGACGAGCCAAGCCGATATCACTATATGTGGTGGGCGTCGCGGAGCGGGGAAGACGGCTTGCGCCCTCTTAGGGGCTCTCCCTTATGCCCAGAACCCCGAAATAGCAATGTACGGATTCCGCC